AGAATAGTTCCGGTACTACAATTTTTACTTGGGATAATGCTATTTTTGTGCAAGGTGCTACTAATGAGAGGACAGTCACTTTAAGTGCTGTCACAACTGCTACTTATACTCTTGGTGAGTTCAATTACGAACTACAAGTTACTACTGGTTCTGGTGTATTTACATGGATGCAAGGCTTTGTCCAAGTTGTTGATCAAATAACAAGTTAACGATGGTAATCAAGATAAATTATACAAGTAGTGATGTGTATGTCAGCACATCAGTATCACCGGTTTATGTGGTAGTTAATTATAGTGGTACTACTACGGGTGCAGCTGTGTGGGGTCAGATTACAGGAACACTTAGTGACCAGACTGATTTGCAAAATGCTCTTGATGCAAAGTTTGATGATCCTACCGGAACAACAGCACAATATCTTCGGGGCGATGGTTCGCTTGCTACATTCCCAACTATACCAAGCGGAACAGTTACATCAGTAGGATTAACAATGCCAAGTGCATTTAGTGTTGCAAATAGCCCGATAACAAGTTCGGGCACAATAGCGGTTACGGGTGCAGGTACGGCATCTCAATATATCAGAGGTGATGGTCAACTTGCTACATTACCAAGTAATTCAAGTGGAGGAAGTTCGGTAGCGTATTACCTTAATGGTAGTGTTGCTGCAAGTGTTGGTACTTATTATCAAATGAGCAAGACTGCAGTTATTGGAACTGGAACTGATTTTTCAAAAGCAGGAAATGGTTTAATTTCTCAATTCTTAACAGATGTAGCAGACCCAAATAGATTAGAAATACCTGCTGGTGCTTGGAATTTTGAGATGTATTTTAGTGCATCATCTTCGGGTGGTACACCTGCCTTTTATGTTGAATTACTAAAATATGACGGTACAACTTTTACATCTATTGCATCATCGTCAGCAGTTCCTGAAGCAATTACAAGTGGGACTATCATTGACTTGTATTTGACTTCATTAGCAATTCCTCAGACAACTTTATTATCTACTGATAGATTAGCAATAAGAGTTTACATTGTCAATAGTACGGGCGGTAGGACTATTACAATGCACACCGAAAATTCACATTTATGTGAGATAATTACAAACTTCGCAGGTGGAGTAAGTGCTTTAAATGGTTTAACTGCAAATACTCAATACTTTGCAACGGGTACAAGCGGAACAGACTTTGCGATTAGTTCAGCAACAGACACACATACGTTCAATCTACCAACGGCATCAGCAACGAATAGGGGTGCATTGAGTTCTGCTGATTGGAGTACGTTTAGCGGTAAGATTGGCGGTAGCGGTGTAACGGGACAAGTTGCATATTGGAATGGAACGAATAGTCAGACGGGTTCAAATAATCTGTTTTGGGATGCTGCTAATGCAAGGTTGGGGATTGGCACAAATACGCCTGTTGATAAGGTTGACATAAATGGTGGATTGGTAGTAAGGGGAGATATATTAGCAAGAACAACAGGAAGTACATTTTTATATCTAAGAGCAAATGATACAACTGGTGTTGCAGGTGTAAGATTTGCAAGAGAAAGCACTGGGGCACAATTTGGAAAAATAGACTATGATTTTGCTACTGATAGAATGATATTTAGGTCAGGTGGTAACGATAGGATGTATCTAACATCCGTAGGCAACTTGCTTTTAAATACCACCACCGATGGCGGTCAGCGTTTGCAGGTGCAGGGTGACGTATTTATAAAAGGTAGTGGCGCAACTGATTCAACTTTTGGTTTGACTGTTCAGAATAGTGCAGGAACAAATTTATTAAGATTTAGAAATGATGGTTATTTTTTTATCAATGGTTCAGGTATATTAAATGGAAGATTAGATATTGATAGTGACTTTAGGGGAATAATGGCAGCAAGTTCAAGAACTGCGGTAGGTAGAACTTCTAATGGCACAACTACTCTTTTTTATAATGGGTTACAACTACTTACGGGGAATGCTGCATGGTCTTTCAATACAGATGCAGGTTACAATTTAACTACTGGTTCTGCAGTTGGTTTATCAATAAAAAATCAATTTACACCAACATCGGGAACTGCTGAATTTACTCATTTAGCACTTACACCAACCATCAATCAGACTGGTGGTGCAAATGGTATAACAAGAGGTATACATATTGCATCCACTCTCACCGCTGCTGCTGATTGGCGGTCAATTGAATGGTCAAACAATAGCGGTTGGGGATTGTATGGAGCAGGGACTGCGAATAATTATCTTGCAGGAAAACTTGTAATCGGAAAAACATCAGTCAGCACATTTGCTCTTGATGTCAACGGAACGGCAAGGGTGAGTGGGGATTTGACTGTGAGTAAGAATCAGAATGCGGGTACAAGATTTGATGTAATTAATACAACATCGGGAACTGGTTCTTATGCTGAGTATAGGATACAAGCAGGTACTGGTAGTGCAAGTTTAGGTAAATTTAGTGGCACAACAACTGCTTATAAATTCATAAATGCGAATGATTCATATTTTTCAAATTTTACTAATGGAGATATTGGATTTTTAAATGATTTTGCAACAGGCAATATAAAATTTGGAGCAGGTGGTTCATCAACGGCACACATGACAATCAAAGCAAATGGTTCAGTAAGATATCAACCAATGGCAACTCCTGCAAGTTCTGAAGCAGGGGATGTATATTATGATTCATCAACAAACAAATTAAGGTGTTATAACGGAACATCATGGAATGATTTATTCTAAAACTTTAAATAAAATAAAATGGCAAAAAAAATCGAACCCGTTACAATATGGGTAAATGGCGAAAGCAAATCAGCAGAGTATTTTCAAGTTACTTGCATTAATGACAACTACGAAAATAGTGCTACGAATTATTGGCAGTTGTTCACCAAAGTTGTAGATGCTGAAGGTGTTGAATCAATGGGTGAGCAAGTTGCTCAAGGAAATCTTACCATTGATGGTGCTGATTACATTGCATGGGGTGACCAACCCGCAATGGCGATTAACGCATGGATTTACAATTGGAGTGCGGAGAAACTTAACCTGACCATCATCTAATGAGGATCAATCGGTCAATCATATCAAACCAGACTGAGTCGGTTCCCGTAACACGAACCCTCACCATTAATGGTACAACATATGACCTAACGGCCAATCGTACCTGGACTGTTAGTGGTGGGGGAGTGACGGGTAGCGGTACTACCAACTATCTATCGAAATGGACAAGCGGCACCGCGTTGGGCAATAGTTTAATTTATGAAAGCGGAACCAATGTCGGCATTGGAACTTTAACTTTTGTTGATTATAAATTGACTGTTGCGGGCGCAATTGCTGCTTTGAGTGGTGGATTGGTATCCAATTCAAACTCCGGTATTGATAGCAATCTATATGGAAGCGGACAAATTGTTAGTGGATCATCATCTCAACCAACTTTATATTTAGATACAACGTGGAACACAACGGGAAATCCGTCATTGATTGATGTTAACGCAACAAATACGGCGAGCGGCGCATCTTCGAAATTGCTCAATTTAAAGGTTGATTTTACAACAATGTTTAGTGTGAGCAAATCCGGTGCAGTAACAACCGCGCCTCCAACGGGATACACCGCAAAACCCTGGAAACTTGGTGATGCAACAAGTGGAACGATAACACCAGATTATTATATCAAAGTTGAGATTGATGGGCAGATTTACTCAATACCTGCATTGTTAGGCACTCCATAATAGATTTTTTAGTATTTTTATACCTAAATTATAAACTATGAACTTGACAGAACTGAAGGCACAAGCCTATGACATCCTTGCTCAAATTGAGTATTTGCAGAAGCAACTTCAAGACACTAACGCAAAAATTGGCGAAGAACTCCAAAAAGAGAAAAACGAAAATGGATAAAAAAATTAGTGCATTACCGATTTCATTTGAGCAGTTCAGCAAAGACCCAGTAAAAGGTTTTCTGTTCATAACATTAATTGCAATTGGTTACTTGTATGTAGACCAAAAGATGCAATACACCGAGCAGATTGAACGGCAAGGAAGCAAGATAGAAAAGTTGGAAGCAAAGATTGATGCTCTTGGGATTCAACTCAAGAGGTCTGATTCATTGCTCTCTGCTACAACATCTAAAATCTTAGTCCTTCAAGAACTCGGAAAAATCAAATGAAACGATTAATTGTATTACTATTTATCTCATCATGTGCCAACCCTGTCAAAGAGGAGAAAGTCCTTTTTGATGGGGTTGATACTATCCTTATGCAATCAAGGGAACACATTGACACTATTGTAAAGTTCCTCCCAAAAGTTGACAAGCATATTGAGAAAGCAGAGAAGCAAGTATTGCTAAACGTATTAAGCATCAAATTGCAAAATGCTAAACTCAAAGAGGATGCAAAAATAGTCAAGACCATTACTATTAGAGATACTATTATCATTAAGGAAAAGACTAATTTTTGGGGGAAGAAAAAGACCTCTACTGATTCCATCTCATCAATTGACTCAACAGAACAACAATGAAACAATTCTTTTGTGAAGAAAACGGCAGACTATCAATGAAGCGACTTTGCGGTTTTACTTGCGTAGTCATCATCTGCGTTACAATGTACCATAACTCATTCTACGAAACTGAACCATCAGAAGCACTTGTTTACTCTGTGTCTGCTCTTGCGTTTGGTTGCTTGGGTTTAACTTCAGCAGAGAAAATATTCAAGAAGGATGATTAATATATTTTGATGGCATACGTTTATAGACATATTAGAACTGACAAGAATCAACCTTTTTATATAGGAATTAGTTCTTGTAATAATAATTATTCGTATACAAGAGCAAATAGTAAAGAACAGAGAAATGAGGTATGGGGCAGGATTGTTTCTAAAACAGATTATATAGTAGAAATATTATTTGATGACATATCTTATGAAGATGCAAAAATAAAAGAAAAAGAATTTATTAAATTATATGGTAGAATTAATAATAAAACAGGAATATTATCTAATTTAACTGATGGAGGAGATGGTACTTTAGGTATGCCTTCTCCGAGCAAAGGAAAAAAACTTAGTCCAAGTCATATAGAAAAAGTAAGGCAAAAAAAACTTGGAGCAAATAATCCTAATTATGGTAAAGTATTTTCTAAAGAGTATAGAGATAAATTATCAAAAGCAAATAGTTTAGGTAATCACAATTTAGCAAAAAAGGTATATTGCACAGAAACAAATAAAGTATGGGATTGCATAAAATTATGTGCAATAGAATTAGGTTATAAACAATCTACTTTAAGAGCATATTTAAATGGGCAAAGGAAAAATAAAACAAAAATAAAATATGTTTAAATATTACATACTTTTTATTATCACATTTTTTGTTTCTTGCAATCCAGTAAAACAAGTATTAAAAGATAGAAACAAATTTGACCAAGTTGCTAAAGAGGTCATTAAATCAGGTATGTGTGCGAATGACACTACCTTTGTTGTGAAGTCAGATACACTTGTTGAGGTTGATACATTGGTAAGGATTGATACCCTTACCGATACCTATGTCCTTAATGATACAACCTACATCACAAAGTGGAAAACAAGAGAAATAACTAAGTCAATCACCATTCACGATACAATCAAGTCCTTCATCGTAGATAATGCTCGTGTGAGGTTATTACAGGCAGATTCAGCACGTTTAACGGGAGAGGTGATACAATGGAAAGGAAAAGCAGATAGTCGCCTAAATTGGTTGTTATCTCTTTTGGTTATAATTGCACTTTTTATATATCTAAAACTTAGGAAATGAAATTGTCAGAGCATCTTGATTTGTCAGAAGTAACAAGAAGCGAGTCAGCAAAACGTAAAGGAATAAGCAATATGCCAACAGAGGCACACATTGCAAACTTTAAACTACTTGCTGAGAAGATATTTGAACCAATAAGAACTCACTTTAGGTGTCCTATAATTATATCATCTGGTTACAGAAGCAAGGAACTCAATGCTGCAATTGGTGGATCATTGACATCACAGCATTGCCAGGGCGAAGCGATTGATATAGACATGGATGGCACACCAAATGGGGTTACCAATAGGATGGTGTTTGATTTCATCAAGGATAACCTTGAGTTTGATCAGCTCATCTATGAGTTTGGTGACAAAGAAAACCCTGATTGGGTTCATGTTTCCTACGAGTCAAGCGGTAAGCAAAGAAAGCAGATACTAAGAGCTGTAAGAACTAACGGCAAGACTTCGTATCTGCCTTATTAAGGTTGAGCATAATGATTGTTTTCACCCCCTTATTTCTATGAGGGGGTTTTTTTATATTATTAAAAAAAATATATATCAACTTTGTGTTTTGTATATGTAAAGTATATATCTTTGCTAAAACAATAACAAAATGAAAGAAATAAGAGAACTAAGAAAACAAAAGGGGATAACCCAAGAAAAGTTGGCATACCTAAGTGGTGTTACCACAGTTACAGTCAACAGAGCTGAGAATAGTGGGAAGATGCGCCAAAGCACCTACATCAAATTAGTTAACACTCTAAACCAACTCCAAGATGCTGTATCTATGCCTGTTAATTCTGGGTTGTAGTTTAGTAGGAATAGTAATGATTAATTATGACAAAGTATCCTCACAAGAAATGGTACAACGCAGAACCTTATACCAAATCCCATCAGCCTTCTGGGATGAATACAACTCAATCACACTTGACATCTACTATATGTCAAAAGGAAGTGCAGAAGCCATCAGATACAAGATTGAGGACTTTGAGTACAAGTATAGCCAAACTGTTGACCAAATGGTTTACAACGATAAAATGGCAGAGATACTTAGGTGCTACCAAACAAAGCAAGAATTTTTAAACAATAAAACAAAGCAAAATGGGACTAACTAACAGTCAAGGCGGATCAAAAGTGTTTTTAAGCATCAGTAACGGAAAACTCGTGAGGAGTTTCAAAGAAAAGACAGAAGGTGCGGTTTCTCGCATCAACAAGGCAGGTCGCGAAGTATTTGAGATGTTCTATGACTCTCTTGAGGGAACAATCAAAGAAGTAGGCACAAAGGAGTCAGACTATGGCAAATTCCTTGTGGTACAAGTTGAGTCAAATGGTGTGAACTACCAACTTGAGATGAACTTCTCATCTGGTTACTCTGCATCTTTTCTCAAGACAATTCCAAATGTCAACCTATCGCAAAGGGTACAAATCACCCCAAAGCTGACCATTGAAGGTGACAAGAAGAAGTCAGTATGCTTCCTCAACCAAAATGGTAGTGGCTTAAAGTGGGCATTTACCAAGGACAATCCAAATGGTATGCCTGACCTGGTTAAAATCAAAGTAAAAGGCAAGGACACTTGGGATGATAGTGATAGGATGGAGTTCCTTGAGAACTATGCAAAAGGTCTATTTGGTGGCTCTAAAGCACCAGTTATTGATGATGAAGTTCCTTTTTAGTTAACAGAGTCAGGTAGCACGTAATGGGTAAATGGTTAACTCATCCTTAATAATGGTTGTGCGTTGCAGGTTCGAGTCCTGCTCTGACTCCTCACTTTTAAACAAACACTATGCAAAATTTCAACATTGACATCAACAAAGGCCGTATTGAGTTCGTGGACAATCGGTTCTATGCTACTGAGAACGGCAATTACGTTCCATCAGTCACCACAATTTTAGAGGCATACCCAAAGGATGCAGCGTTCTTTAAATGGCTCAAAGATGTGGGTCAAGATGCTGACACCATTCGTGATGAGGCAGGGCGCAGAGGGTCACTTGTGCATGAACTGACTGAGCAATATGACCAACACCAAGAGGTGACATTTGTCAACCAATATGGAAAGCCTAAGTACAAAATGCTTGAGTGGGCGATGTTTGAGAGGTATGTTGACTTTTGCAATACACAGACTCCAAAGATGCGAATGATGGAGATGCACTTCTCATCTGATGTGCTTGGGTTCGCAGGCACAGTTGACAGAGTGCTTGAGATTAATGGCAAAGAGTACCTCGTTGACATCAAGACCTCTAACAATATGCACGAGTCATCTTGGCTTCAATTAGCAGCTTATAATGAATTGCTAAAGGAATATGACTATCATGTTGAAGGGGTGGCAATACTTTGGCTCAATGCCAAGACAAGGACATCCGGAAAGGGAGGAGCAATACAAGGCATTGGTTGGCAATTACTGACCAGGTCACTTGAGGAGTCAGCAAAGGACTGGCAGACATTCCAAACAACATTCTCACTTTGGAAATCAATCAATGAGGACATCAAGCCAAAGCGCACATCTTACCAAATAACATATCAGAAGAATGAAGGATAAAATTGTAGAGCAAGTGGTGAACAAGTTCAACGAAAGGTCACAAAGAGGCATCACAAAGTATGGGTCAACCTTAGAAAGAAATGATCTTGATGTTGTGGATTGGATGAACCACTTGCAAGAAGAACTTATGGACGCAATCCTTTATTTAGAACGAATGAAAAAAGACATCAATGGGTAGTTCAGTAGTATCATGTATCCATCATTTGAAGTTAGCTGATGAATATGCAAAGGACTTTGTTCGGTCAGCACCTGGCACTCGTGGGGCCACAATATTTGCCAATTATTCGTTAAAGCTAAATTGGATACTTAGAGATGTTGTAACTTACCCTCACTTTGATGATGAGGTACGCGAAGGGATGAGAAAGGAGATTGCATCTGATGCATTTTCGTATGACTCGCTTACTGAAAAGTTGGCACTACTTAACCCTGACCAACGTGAGGAACTTGATGGACTATTAAGCGATATTCTTAGAGGT